ACAGTATCAGAGTAGGTTTGCGTGATACACTGTACGAAAACAAGATTAATCCAATTACCAATTTACCAGGTATTGGACTAGTTGTATTTGGTCAGAAAACACGTAACGCAACTACAAGCAGTCTTGATCGCATTAACGTTGCACGCCTTGTTAACTATATTAGAACAACACTTGCAAGAGTTGGTGACGGCTTCTTGTTTGAACCAAATGACAAGATTACACGGGATCAAATCTCAAACATCATTAGTGGTGCAATTAACGACTTAGTTGCAAAACGTGGTGTTTACGATTACTTGGTAGTCTGTGATGATTCAAACAACACACCGACACGTATTGCACGTAATGAGTTGTATGTTGACATTGCTATTGAACCAATGAAGGCAGTTGAGTTTATTTACATTCCAATTAGACTTAAAAACCCAGGTGACATAGCCGCAGGGACTTTATAATAGTAGTATATAATGGAGCCTTCGGGCTCCATTACTAACATAGGTATTTTTTGGTAAATACTTATAACAGGAGAACATAACATGGCAATATCGTCATTAAATAGATTTACAGTACCTTTGAGTACAGACCAGAGTGCAAGTACTCAAGGTTTATTAATGCCAAAGATGAGATACCGCTTCCGAGCGATATTTGAAAACTTTGGTGTTAGTAGCGAAAAAGTAGAACTTACAAAACAAGTAATAGGTATTACTCGACCAAATTTAAACTTTAACCCAATTACACTTGATGTGTACAACAGTAAAGTAAAGTTGATAGGTAAGCCAGAATGGCAGGATATTACAGTCAACCTACGTGACGATGCTGGCGGTAACGTAAGCAAGCTGGTAGGCGAGCAAATTCAGAAACAATTCGATTTTGCAGAACAAGCATCAGCAAGTGCAGGAATTGATTACAAATTTGTTCTTAAGTTTGAAATGCTAGATGGTGGTAACGGAGCAAACGAAGCCAATGTACTAGAAACATGGGAACTTTATGGTGCGTTAGTTAGTCAAGTTAACTACGGCGACATGGCTTACGATAACAATAATCCTGCGCAAATTGATTTAACAGTCATGTATGATAACGCAGTCCAGACACCAACTGGCACAGGCGTAGGATCAGCAGTAGGAAGAACTTTAGGTACACTAGTTACAGGTGGTGGTTAACATCTAAAGTAAACAATAAAAAATACCCGGACAAAAAATCCGGGTATTTTTTTGGGATAAATACCATATAAGGTTCCTTTTATGCCAAATATATTTGATAATTTTTTAAAACAACTAGGTACTGGCGACACAGTCAAAGACTTTAAACACGCTAGTAGACTAATGGTTACTGACAACTATAGGTTGTCTCCTAAGTATACTTGGCTATACCATGTGTTTTTTGACTTTTCTAGTACAGCATCGTATGCCAAGACCAAGCAACTAGAAACTGGGATGTTGGTTAGGTCAGTTAGCTTACCACGATACACAGTCGATAATAAACAGTTAAACAGTTACAATAGAAAAGATATTGTACAAACAAAACTTAGGTACCCGTCTATAGAAATAGAATTCCATGACGATTCAGCAGATGTAGTCAGACACTTTTGGTTTGACTACTTAACACATTATTATCGCGACACAGATTTAGGTTACAAGTCATCTTCGGGATCTGAGTCAGGACAAGTTAATCCTACATACTACAGAAATTCTAAGTATAGACCAAGAGTAGAAGGCGACGAAGTTTTTGTGCCAGGATTAGCAGAAGGCGCCACAGGGTTAAACGATTTTGGTTATACGCCGCGGAAGACAAATCAGTTTAGTACCGCACAATATCTTAATGCCATTAGAGTGTATAGCTTACATCAAAAAAGATTCAGCGAATATACTTTAATAAACCCTATTATAACGTCTTTCCAACACGACACACATGATTCTAGTGCAAATGGATCAATGAGGCACAGAATGACTGTAGACTTTACTTCAGTGCTATATGCAACCGGAGACGTCAATACCTCAACAGTAGTCGGCTTTGGTGATTTACATTATGACAAGTCACCAAGTCCACTTACACCACAAGGCGGCGGGGTAGAAAGTATATTAGGCCCAGGAGGTTTCGTTAATGCAATTGACACAATACTATCTGAAAGTGGCATAGGTGGTGACAGGGGAACAGATGCCGCTGGTATAGGTAGTGCATTGTTTACAGCGTTTAGGACTTTTCAAAATTTGGAAACCAATAATACAGATCTAAAGGGATTAGCAGAAACAGAACTAGCGCAAACAGTTAAAGATATCCTAAGTGGGCAAGATCCAAGGAATACTGTATTTGTACCAAATAATAATTCTGTAGAATTCAATGATGCACAAACACAAATTAGACTAGACAATCCAACAGCACAATCGAGCAATCCTGGATCCAACAATTTAGTAAGTAACGGCACATCATTAGGTGCATTAACAGATTTATTCCAGTCAGTAACTTCACCAATAACAGGAACTCCGGATTTTAGTGCTGGTTTCCCTTTCATAGAAAGTCTTTCTTCATCGGGTGGTGACATTGCTGGCACAACTAATCTTAATCAAGTATTAGATTTAACAAAAAATCCAGACGGATCCACAGTATCTGCAACTAATCAATCAACTACACCAGTTAACAGTGGGTTCTTTGGCAGAATAGAATCTGTAGGACAAGGTTTAGCTAGTGATGCGCAGGCGTTCTTTAGCCAACAAAGTAGAGCTGCCAGCGGCACGACTAAAATTGTACCCCAGAGTCTCAACGATACAACATTTACTCCAGGCACAAACACTGTAACAAATAGTGTTAATGCACTTAAACGTACTCCTTATAAAAATAAAATAATTTCATCAACAGGACCTAACACTGCACAAGATGTGCAGTCGATGATAGATTTAGCAAGCGAGCAAGGACAAAAGTTTATCGAAACAGGTAATATTACTGATCTAGTTCCAAGAGGAACAAGATTTGGCAGAGACACCAATCCAGAGGACACTGCATAATGACAACTGCAAACAGTGCTATATTTTCTTCTTCAATTTTCGGAAACAGCAGTGGGAACACTGCCGTTAACTTGGCTACGGTAGATACAACTACACAAGAAAAATATTTTGCACAAGGCACTGCTTATAAAATAGAAAGTCCAATACCCAGTATTCCAAGTAATCAACGTATTGCAAAGGATAACTAATGCCAACTTTAGTAAAAACAAAAAACAACCCCACGAATCTTGGTGCAGTTAATTTAAATGCAATTGTACAAAAAAACATAGAAAAGTACTTTAATAACTTTTCAGAAATTCCTGTAGAAGTAAGCAGTAACGTTGATAGTGCTATCGTTGGATTTTTTGAAACTGTGACAACGAATAAGGAATCTGCAAAAGCATTGGCTAGTGCTGTAATTTACACCAGTGTAAAACAAGGACTTAACCCAATGGAAACTTTAAAAGAATTTCAAAAGATTCCCGCAGGTGAGTTAGATGCTTACACTGCAATGTTTTTAAACTTTGACCGAGTAGGTACGAGCTTTCTTGGACTTAGTAATGCACCAACAATCAACAAATACGTACAACGATCAATATTACCATGAGCTCCAAGTACCACAATGGATTTTATCAGATTAAGAATCCGTCAAAATATGTAGGCAAAAAAACACCACAGTTTAGAAGTGGCTGGGAACACGTGTTCATGCGCTTTTGTGATGAGAATCCTGCTATACTACAGTGGGCAAGTGAATCTATACGTATTCCTTATAGGAATCCTTTTACTAACAAAAACACAATATACGTTCCTGACTTTATGGTTGTGTATGTTAAAAAGAACGGTGAGAAACATGCAGAGCTAATAGAAGTAAAGCCAAGCAAAGAAACTTCATTAGACGAAGCAAAAAGCACAAGGGATCAAGCCGCGGCAGTGTTAAACATGCACAAGTGGCAGGCGGCACAAGCATGGTGCGATCAACACGGTTTGAAGTTCCGTATAGTGACTGAAAATGATATCTTCCACCAAGGCAAAGCACGGTAAATACGTGCATGACTAAAAAACTAGAACAACTTTTTGATTTACCTGCTGATCTCGGACCTGGATCCAGTGACAGCAGTGTCAAAGCTCTGCATGATACAGAAGTAAGTCTGCAGGCCAAACAAGAAATACAAGAACAGAGAAACATTATTGCACAAGTAGATGATGCAATAGACAAGATTGATATTGCATTGCCCACAGTCAGAGACCTTGAAGCAAGCGATCAAGAAATGGACGAGCTTGCTGTACTAGCCAAAGACAAGTTTGAAGACCTAATGGAACTGGGAATGAACATGGACCCACGTTTTGGTGGGCAAGTGTTTCAAACAGCAGGCACATTGCTGGGGCATGCTATCACTGCTAAAACTGCAAAGATGGACAAGAAGTTGCGCATGGTACAGTTGCAGTTGCAAAAAGCAAAGCTGGATCATCAGGCTAGCAAAGATGCACCAGAAGACACAGCAGTGGATGGCCAAGGCGTTGTATTAGACCGTAATGCACTGTTAGATCAGATACTGCAAAACAGCAAGAAGTAATAAATATACTATAAACAGGACGAATACCTATGAAAAGTCTAAACGAATATATAGCCGATCTTAACACAACATACACTTTCCGTGTAAAGATGGCAAAACAAGATCCAAGCAAGATGATGGAACAAATTAAAAGTGCTTTGGAAACTTACGAATTGGTAAGTGTAACCAAACCAAAGAGCATGCCTGTTATGGAACACCAAGAGTTTCCAAAATGGGGTGCATGTGAGTGTTGGCAATTTGATGTAGAAGTTGCTTACCCAACAACCACTGTACAGATTGAACAAATACTACGAGAACGTGCTGGCATGAGCCCAGAGTATGTTTGCGTACAAACCAAAGACACTGCTGAGTTGACTCAAGCCGCAGAAGAAGCTGGTAAAGACCATGAAGGTGCATTGCTAACAGACGATACTCTTAAGGATACTCCAGGCGCACAGGAGTTGGTTGGGCAAACACGCATCGACAGCATGTTAAAAGACTTACAAAAGCACTCAGTGCCAGTAGCTGAAAAAACAGCCGCAGGTAAAACAACTAATGATGTGCCACAAGGAACAACAAGCCCAATGGGCAGTTAAAACGATTTAAAGGATAATACAATGACTGACAAAGCAATGCTCGATATACTATCAACTTTTACACAAGCAACAGACGAATCAAAGCCACTTACAGAAGGCAAGCGCACAGTAACCGCAGACACAGCAATGGCTGATATCTTAGGAAAGTTACAACAGTTGAATGAAAGCGCACAGCCAGTTACTGAAGGCAAGAAAGAAATGAAAGACTCCAAGGAAGAAATGGATGAAGCAAGTTGCGGTACAAAAAAGAACAAAATGATGAAAGAGTCTGCTATTGCTGAAGGTGTTGCACAGATTGAACAAAGACTACTTAAAGAGTTTGCTGAATTTGCAGAAGCAAAGCAAGAGCTCGAAGAAGAGCCAAATGAAGGCAACGAATTTTCGGGTGCATTAGCACAGGCCAAGAAAGACGGTAAAGAAGAATTTGAAGTAGATGGTAAGACGTACAAAGTTACAGAAATGTTTGACAAACAAGACGAAGTCGGTTCAAAGAAAAAAACCAAGCACGGTACAGCAGAAAAAACTGCTACAGGTATGAAGCACACACGTGATTACAAGCCTGACTACTTGGACCTAGACGGCGACGGCGACAAAAAAGAACCAATGAAGAAAGCCGCCAAAGACAAAAAAGCAAAAGAAAAGAAGTAAATAGTGAAACTGGATGAAATCACAGAACAACGTGAACAGTTAGATGAGTGGTCCTGGCTGACGCAATTAGCAAAGATTCCTGGCGCTTCG